CAATATCTTGCTTTTAATTTTGAAGCACTCTGTATGTCCTCCAAACTTGTGAGCTGGTTCTAGTTTATCACTTAAATACTTAGCGTGAAGCATTTGCTCCATTGCAAACACTTCGTATAGAGTGCTTGTCCATGTACGCTGAATCCTTAAGTCATAACCTTGAAAGCCTCTTGCTCTCTTAACTACGTGACGCCAGTCTTTACCACTAGCGATTCCTACTTTTATTACTTCTCTTTCGTGTGTTTTCTTGTTTACGAGTATAACCCCATATAACACACCCTCACGCTCAGCTTCTGCTGGGTGATTTTTAAAGTACGTTTCATTATATTTTCCTACAGAAGCGATGCTATCCACCCCACTATAATGTTTAGCATAAATAAATATGCACATACCAGATTAGAACCTACTATAAATATACGAATGTACGCAATAGTATCTTCATTGGCTTTATCATACCCGTCCTGCTCTCCGAACGAACCTAGCGCATGCTTAATCAAAGTGAACTTAGAGTGTTTGTATGTTTTAAATATAACATCTGTTTCAGTTGGTTGACTTACTGTTAGGTTCAAGTCTTTCCCACTCATCTAATAACTCCTCAAAATAATCTGCGTCATTCATTTCTTCTATCATTTCTCTAAAGAACTCTTTAGAAGGAAAACACTGTCCAAAAGGTATGTGGGTAAGGTATACTCTGTAAGCTTTTTCTAGTTGTGTCTCTAAATATAAGAACACTACTCTACTCTCCTTACAACTTTCGGTATAATCTCTCCACTTCGTATCACTTCTACACTACAACCAATCTCTAGCATCATCTCGTCAATGAAAGCAATATTGTGTAGAGTAGCGCGAGATATAGTAGCTCCCCCGATGTTGATAGGCTCTAGTATGCCTGTAGGAGCAATTACTCCTGACTTACCAGTATTCCACTCTACATCTAATAGTTTTGTAACTATTCCCGCCTCTCTAGTCTTATAAGCATAAGCTCCGCGAGGGTGGTGGGAGGTATAGCCAAACTTCTCGAAAGCACTATATCTGTCGACTCGGAATACAACTCCATCGTTTGGGAACTCATTCCAATCACTAGTAGAAATCACTTTGAACCAGTTGTCTAGGAATGTCATGTCTTCGAGCCACCTGGCTCCGATAGTAGGCTGTACACCATATGCAATAAAGGTAGTATCACGTTTCTTGAACTCTTGCACATCTTTCAAGTTGAGTGCGCCTGCAGCATAGTTTCTAGAATTGGGTATATCTTTGGGAGCTACCACTTCTCCAGTAACCTGTCTAACGCCTGAGAAAGCATACTTGTCTAGCATAGGCGGAACGATGCAACGCATCTTCTCTGTAATGTCTAAACCAGCTTTACCATCTCCTCTAGTGAGCGCCTGATGAAACACTCCGTCCATATAAGTTAAAGACACAGCTGCGCCATCAAGCTTAGTAGTCGTAACTACTGCTTCATTGCCATAATCAGGTGCTTTATCTTCGTCTTGGAAGACTTTTTGGAGGGAGTACATTGGGAAGGGGTGCTTATAACGGCTGTCTGTAGCAGACCCCACATCATCTGTATTTATGTTATCTACAAGGCGGTCGTATACTTCATCTGGAATCATAGGACGTCCATTGAAATAAGCATCGCGGCACTTGCTCAAATATGTTCTTATATCTTTATTCATATTATATATTATACTTGGATTTTAAGTTGATGTCAAGAACTATTTTTCTGGTGTCCCACGCAAGACTTGAACTTGCAACCTACGGCTTAGAAGGCCGTTGCTCTATCCAGTTGAGCTAGCAGGACTTATTCAGAAAACTGGCGGAAGATGAAGGATTCGAACCTTCGATGGGGGTGAACCCCATACTCCCTTAGCAGGGGAGCGCTTTAGACCACTCAGCCAATCTTCCTATCTTGTTATTCGAGAGTCGTAACTGGCTTCTTCGTCAGACCACCAATGGGGGCGGTCTCTGTATTTCCACTCGGCAAAAGTTGCTTTATCCTTGTGGTAGAAGTCTCGGTAGGACTTGATAGCGTCTGCTCCTTTAAGTTCATCAGGCATTGCCTGAGCAAAGGGTGTGAGTCCGATACGAGGTAAGTCGATCTCTGGTAGGTGTAGTATAACTTCACGCACTGATTTATGCTCTTTGCCGTATCGGTATGTATATTCTTCTCCGAGAGCAAGGGCGTAGCAGTACAACCATTCGTAATTATCAAGAGACTCGCGAGCCCAGATAGAACAAGGGTGGTTATACATTGTGGGAAGGTAGGGGAAATCTCGTGGTTCATTCTTCTTCTCTATAGAGACTTTGCCCCATTCGTCAGATGTGAGTTTTCTAGGTACATAACCTGCAAACTTATGCACCCAATGAGTTGTACACAGCATTTGTGCAGCTTCTAGCGGCATCTTAACTATGTGCTTGTCAACGTGGGCTTCTGCGCACGCATCTATGTTTTCGTCTAGGATAAATATATTCATTACGACTATTATACTAAGATTTTAAGGATTTGTCAAGTATTCTTTAAGGTATGCTGCAAAAATACTATGACCCATCGCTGTTGTATGATAGAACCCATGATAGTTTTTCTCTTCGCCAAACTCATGTAGGCTTTTAGGGATTATATAGGGTTGCATATTCATAATAGTATCTGTGTATACGTCTGTGTACTTAGGGTTGTTAAGTAGGTCGGGGTGTGAATGAATCTCAGCACCGCGAGGATTAGAGTTCAAGGGGAAGTGCTGGATAAAGTGGAAGGGTATACGTCTGCGCTTACAAAAATCCATTATAGATTGGCAGGCTAGTGCCCAAGTAACAGCATATCTAATATCGCTCATGATCTCGGCTGTGCCGTCCATGTCTTGATGCTGGTAATTAAAAGAGCCGTCGGGGTGGAGAGAGTAAGTTCTAGTAGGTCTGCATAGTCCAATAAATAGTCTGTCATGCTCGCCTTTTATTCTACCCTCGTTATAATCATTTACTAACTGTAAATGTAAGTAGTCCATACTCATAGCGCCGTTAGCAATAATAATTGCGTCATTATCAAACTGTAAAGGGTATGAGCCCGCTACTCGTCTATGTGCAAAGTCATAGGGCGTCATATTAGTAGCTCTGCCCATCTTATGATTCCACATCATAATAGCTTGGTGTAAACCAAACTGGTGGATTAAGTCTTGCTTCTCTCGGAAAGTGTCTCTTCCTAATATCTTATCATGGTCTATCTCATACCCTTGGGTATGGCTGTCACCATAAAATATATTTCTAGGTATAGATTGCATCAAGAGTCTCTTTAAAGTGAGTTTCTAAGATTCCTTTTACTTCTGAGAGTGATAATATTTCGACTAGTCCGTCAAACAATGCCCTAGTATTTTCAAAGTCAACCACCATGCTGACTCCGTCTTTGGTAGGTTTCCATTCTTCGTCAAAGTCAAGATAGTATTTTCTGATCGAGAGATATTCCACTTCTCGAAACGTGTTAATTGAAAGGAAGACTTTCTCGTGCTTAGCCTCGTTGTAATGTATTAGCTTCTCATAGAGAGCCGGTGCTTCATGAAGTTCTATCATTTTTGAGTATCGCTGATAAAGGAACTATAGAAGTTACATTTTCGGGGCTGAGTAGTCTGTAAGAGTCAGTATCCCAACAAAATAATAACACTTGGTTATTAGTGGGCTGCGCTCTGTTCCTTTTAGATTGTATATATTTGTTATCGAAGTCGAGTGTACAGACGTTGTACTTTAATCTACGACTGTTCTGGCTTCGATAGGTGATTATCGCATCGCCGCATCTGTCGACTTGCTGGATAAATTCATCTTTCTTCATGAGTTCCTTTAAGGTTAAAATTGTATTCTACCAAGAACCCTATGGTTATAACTGTGAGGTTGTTTCTTCAGATACAAAAATACGCCAGGTAACTACTGCTACCTAGCGTTATTTATCTGAATTAACCCTGTGCTTTGCCGATTATCTCTGCGAAGTAGTTTGCAGCCTTACCTGTCAACTTACTAATGATAGCGTCATCTGCTTCCAGTCCTGCGTCAGAGATTGCATCTTTGACTGCCTGTTGAGCATCTGCGACAGATACTCTGCCACCGCCACCGCCGCTAGTACCACTTGATGTGGATTTAGCCGCAGGAGTTTTCTTTACATAAACACCAGCTTTAGTCAAAATCATTCTGACACCATTTGGGCTCTCACCTAATTCGGCCGCAATTTCTTTGACAACTTCCATGCTGTTATCTGGAGTTGGTTGTTCTGCAGTATACATCTCTACTGCCTGAGCTTTTGCTTCATCTGTCCAAGCCATTTTTCTTTTCCTTGTTGTGTTATATTTTAGTTTATATTCGTCAAGAGTGGCAGTATTCTTGTAGCCGGGGCACCAACCTGTGGTTTCTAGCATCTGTGTGTAATATCTATCGCTCAATTCGTTTGCCTCTATTTCCGATTTCTTATGTATATTATATCAAGTAATAGAAGCCGAGTCAAGAACTATTTTTTAAAACCTATATCCGAAGGTCACTAAGTCTTGCTCTACTATAGGGGTTACTATCTTCATAAGGCGACGTCCATACCAACGCTTATAGTCCGTAGAATATTTTTTAGTGAGCAATTCCATCCTCTTTTTGTCAGGACTTATATCTAAGTCTTTACAGTCCGATTCCCAATGTTCTAGCGTTATAGAAAGTTCGTCATTATATAACTCCGTTTGGGACTCTATCCGTTCTTTTTCTAGCCATATCTCTAATCCTACCCAGTTCCAGCTCTCTCTGTAGAGCGTTATTATTCTTTCGTATGGATTGCGTACTATCGCTACTTTTTTATCGCCTACTTGTATGTAAGAACTTTGCTTCATAACTTAATTCCCGAGCCAAGGCTTTACAATCATCAACTTCATATGCTAAGTGTTTTGTATCTCTTGTATCAATTTTGTTTAATTTCTCTAATAATGCGGATAGTTTCTTGTTACACTCTGTTACCTCATGGTCTGGGGAATAATCTCTATCACACATTTTTAATGTACCCCTATGTTTTTAGTTTCTCCTCAGCAGAAGCTAACTTCTCTATCTGTAAGTCCAATGACTCTAACACTTCAGAATGTTCGCCAATACCCGCTGCATTGCGTAAATAGATTTCTATGTTTGCAGAACACTCTGCCATAATACCTTCGTATTTTAACTTCATTGCTTTTAATATAAGTTCTCTCATTCGTGTATCTCCAATAAACTTCGTACATAGCCCCGTACGAAGATATCCCTGTATTTATCCGATAGAACTGGGAAAATAATAATAGGGATTGTTATAAAACTTCCAACACCAAAAAGCAACCAAGCTGCTGGCCACCACCTAAGGGTGATATTGTCTGGTTCCATTGCTTGAAGAATCCCTAGTGTTGGGTAGAAAATTCTCCATTGTGCTATTAGCCATGTAGTTACCCACATTGCAAATAGTATATTATAAGTTGACTCCATACTGCTCCAAATGCCTTAAGCTCCCGAGATCGTAAGATAGCGCAAATGAGTAATGACCCATTTTAGTACCATCTAGCCAAGGGAATAAGGTCTTTGAAGTATCGCAGGGAGTTTGGACATATAACTGATATCCTTTGGCTCCATACTTAGCTTCGTAATCAACTCTACCGAGGCCAGGCTTGCTGTCTTGGTGTGCTGTAGTATGCTCTGCTTTAATCTCGGCAATACCATTATCTCTAGCACTCCAAACTTTCTCGCCTATACGAAACTCATCACTAACGCACTGCTCTGGTAGCATAATGTCTTTAGTTCTACTATACCCAGATGGCAACTTTTGTGGTATGCCTACTCGGTCTATTATAGCTTTTACAAATGCGTTAGAGCGGTACAGTCGAGTAGATATTTCAGAGATGTTATCCCCTTCTAAATAATACTCAATTACCGACTTTATCTCGTCCCTAGTAGCGCCCTTGCCTCTATTCTGGCTTCTACGCTTCTCTTTATGTTCCCAAACATCAGTAAACTCGTCTATAATTCTCTGAAGTCTGGTCGTGTTATACCTGATATTCAGCATGTCGCAAGCTTCTTTCTTCGAGATAGGATTCTCTGCGTCTAGCAGTTCCTTAACTTGTAATACATTTGCATTGTCTAATTTTTCGTGTGATTTCTTTTTCACACCCGTACTAATCGCCATAATCTTCTCCATCTATAATTTTTGTGTGGTTTGTTCCGTAGAGCATTATAGCATAGTGAATAATCTTTAGTAAGTCATCTGGGTTTTTACCCTTCTTCTTTCCATATCTCTGGGCGTACTTCATTACATTGCCCATACAAAACCCTTCTCCATGTCCGCTAGAGAAGATAAACTCAGTTGCCTGAATACCTCCCTTTGCATAGTGTTGCAAGTAAGTTTCGTCTATATATTTTTGTAGAACCATAAGTACTGTGCCTTCATTGTACTTATATTCCCAGTCTTTATCTTTGTTCGCCATACCAAAATCCTAGTTGTGTTAATCGAGCTTCTTCCTTAGTCTTTCCGAATCCTGCATCTTGTGGGGCATGGAGCATGTCTGCTTCGTAGATAATACAACGATTGTATCTGTTTTCTACTGTAACATGGGGTCTCCAGTCTGGGTTAACACTAGTAGGGCTTTTATAGTAATTACCCCTAATTGGAGGGTAATGTTTTTCTGCTTTTCTATCTTTAACTTGCTCGTCCCTAATGTTGCCTTTATATGCGAACATGATAGTACCAGTACTTGGCGGTGGGTTGGGGGTGAGATAGAGTACACAGGCATACATAGGAGCCAGTCCAGTTTGGCCATCATCCGAATGAACCCAACTAAACCTTGCTGCTTTATCCTCTGTGCATAAGTTAAACGCACAGTTACTTTGCATCTTATCCCATGAAACAGGCTCTGCATTGCAGATACCTCTCCATCTGTTTTTTAAGTATTGCCTATTCTTAATCCAATAAAGGTTTGCACGCTGGTCTTTAGCATTTGTTAAGGCACGTGAGCCGGGGTGCATTACTGTAATGCCTTGTCCTGTCTTGAACGTAAGCTCTAACGCTTTTGCTCTAATTTCGTCAGGATTAGGATAAAAATCATCAACCACCCATAACATACTCTAAGCCTTTGCTAGTTCGTCAAGTACATCAATACCACCTTCGATCTTGGCTAGGTATTCTTTTTGCTTGTTAAGTTGTCCTTCTAGCAACGCTATCTGTTTCTCAATTTCTATCTGTTGCTGTTGAAGGTTTAATCTTATTACTTTTGTGTGTTCCATAATCTTTGGTTGGGGTTCTACTACAAGTTTAAATGCATCTGGTGTTAGTAACTCCCTGTTGAAGGTGTACGGAGTAGAATCTACTGGTGAGGGCGGTAGCATTGTGTCTGCGTCTACGTTCCAGTCCATATCTTCATAGACTGTATTACCACTAATATTGATTTTGTTTTTCTTACTCACTTGTAAGTTCTCCGTGTTGTCTAAATGCACGCAATAAAGTTGCTGTGCCGCCTTTTTTAATCATTTTAAGATTTCTACGCAAGTGCATATCATCTCTGGCTTTCTCTAGCCATGCCTGTTTTTTATCGTCGTCCCATGCTTCGGGCATTGTTACTCTCATGCCACTTATTTCGTATGCACGAACGCCTGAATCTGATACTATGTTTTCTTTAATGATTTCTGTCATCTGAATTCCATAAGGAGAGATAGTCCCCTTCAATCCTATTAAATAGGTAGATACATATTGCCCTGTCGTTAGTCTTTTTACGTTGTTGCTGTGTTAGTTACTTCTATAGCGTTCACACACTATCGCTACACTATAAGACTGCGTTTCTGGGCGGTCTGTTCACTTGTCCTGAAGGGGACATCTCAAACTGCTCAAACTATATTTATTTATAGTTTTATTTTTTTATTATGTATATTATACATAAAATTTAAAGTTCTGTCAAGAACTATTTTTGACTTCGTATAAGTATTACTTACTGTTTATCTTATCTTTAGCTGTACCTGCATATAATCCAAACCATGCTGCACCGGCTCCCACCACAATCGAGATAAGTCCTGATTGCTCTAACGTGGGTACGTCCAATTCCATAAACCAAAAAGTACAATAGTACAATAAATACATATACACTGATAAGAACATTCTAGGGAATATTCTCCATGAGTCTATCATTTGAGAAAACCATATGGCTTTTTGCCATGGGTTGTCTGGTTCTTTATCGTTTTCTAACTGTCTGATATTTTCTTTTAATTCTCCAATCTCAGACACCATTGCCATAAACTTATTAAGGTCTATCTCAACTTCGTTCCTAGACATATCGCCTGAGAACTGTTCACTTGGCTGCGCCATTTATGTCTCCAATCCAATCCAACCATTCTTCTCTCCAATGCTTCCGCTCACTAGGTGCGTGGAAGTGGAAAGAGATTGATATTCTTGGGCCTAGGGTATCTACCCTGTGATATAACTTAGGTGGGAGGTATAATAAATCCCCTTCACTTAGGTCAATACATTTATCTACTGTTGCATCTTCTGGTTTACACTCGTGTTCGTACTCATTCATGATGTACCAACGAACTGTACCCCTAACATGAAACAGAAAATTTGCTGTAGTATCGGCATGGGTTGGGAAGCATCTAGCGTCCTTCTGTCCTGACATATAAATGTTGGACTGGCCTCTGCCATAATATTCTTCAAAGTCTTTGCATTGATTCCAACATTGTTTATTCAAATGTTCACTCAATGGTAATACAAAAGAACTACCTTCTTTCCACTTCTTGAAGATATCTTGTTTAGTCATCTTTTGTTCGGCTTTCTTGTGGCAGTATTTTCTACCACTCTTTTTATCAATAACTTGTAACTGGGGAAACCTATCATGCCCATTCAGTCCATTACTATTCATATAGCTGTCCATCTCTTCCCAACTAAAATAGTTATGAAACCTACTATAATTCTCATCTTTCACTATAAACCAATCGTTAGATTTGCTTTCAAACTCTTCGATTGTCATTCGTGTTAATTCAGGTAATTTCATTCTTTCTCCACAAACCAAACAACTAAACTATCCCTAGTGCCTTCAAATACTGGTAGCACTTGATGTTCTACACTTGGGGGAAATAATAATACTTCTTGCTTCTTTAACTTTATTTCAGTCTTTTGTCCTACCATTACTACTTCTCGAAATGCTACTTTATCGGGCATCTTAAACTCTAGCTCACCACCTACAAACTCGCTTGGGTCGTTAAGTAAGCAAGACATTGATAGCCTTCTATACCCTCTACCCTTATCATCAGTATGCCACTTATAAAAGTGTCCTCTGGTGTATCTAGCGATTTGTAGTATCTCTGGCGTATAGTCTGGATAACCCATATCGTTTATGAACTCTTCCATGAGCTGTATACCTCTAGGTTGTGGTTCTCCTAGCTTTCTGCTTCGCTGAATATATCTACACTCGGTCTTTCTAATCTCAGGTGCATTTGCTAGTCCTTCCATGCCCACGTGTGTTTCAAATGTTTTTCTACATATGTCAAACAGCTCTTGTGGTAGTGGTGTATCTAGTTTCGTGAACATCATTAGTAGTCACCTAAACAGTCTAAAAAGTCTGTTACTTTCTTATTTACTCTCCATAGTTCATCAACTATATCTTCTCTCTTGTATATTGCTTTTGCATGAGGATTGTACTTTGGATGCCAAGGCTGGCTGGATAGAGAGGTAAAATGTAAGTGCCAAATGTCGTCTAAATCATACTCAGCCTGTTCGTCTCTATCTTTTGCTTCTCCATCAGTTGCGTAACCATCGAAGGAGTTCCAGCGGGCATCTATTCTTTTTATTATTCTGTCCTCTACTGCAAACCTATCAGGAGAGCCAATCTTCTTACTGAAGACATTTTTATAGCCCCATGTGGTTGCTGCGATTTCTTCTATAGGAGCAATATATTCTTTGGCTCTTTCACAATCTATCACAATTACACTATCACTAAACCAACCGCGCTCTAA